GTCAGAAGGGGATGACGGGAAGCTCAGTACGGAGGGCCAACGTCGTGTGGTATTCACACATCTACCAGGAGACAATCCTCCATCGGGTGGGAGTACATTGTCGGTTTGTTACATTCGATCACATCATGCATCATGTCTTTGAGTGAGTCGAGGTCAAGATCGTAAGCATCAAGAAGACACATTTCAAATTCGTCTTCAGTGAGCAAAACGGTCTCGGTTTTGATGGCTTCCATTATCTCATGGACTGTGAGATTGGAAGTCTTGGCAAACCATGTCAATTCGTCAGTGGTCACATTTTCCACGTCTTCCATGAGGAAGCGACGTAAGAAGCTGTCACGCATGCATGGAACGTGTCTGAACTCATAAGCGTAGGACAAGGCTTTTCCAGCCATGTATTGAGAGTCAGAAACACTTGCATTGCGTGTTCCGCGGGCGTTGAATCGCAACAACGCTTTGCCGACGAGTGGGAACATGCAAGGCACTGCTGTTTCCAAACATAGACGGCGGGAAAGGAAAGTCGCGAGCGCGTGCAACCGCGGCGCCTTCCCTTTGAGGACCATTTTAAACAATTTAACAAACAACACCCAGGCTTCAACATCAACTGGGCTGTCTGTGGTTGCTAGTAAATCATCACCGAGGATGACAGAGCGGGATCGTATTCCTTGACGAGCCATGGCTAGAGTGAACATTAGCCAATTATAAAAGGAGTTGCGCACGGTGGTTACTGTCACACCCGTGGGCAGTTGCCATTTTAACCACGCTTTGAAACCATATTTGATGTTTTGCACTTTGAAAGTGCTAACACCGATTTCGAGGCGGCGGTACCATTCTGGCATGTTTAAACACTCCAAAAAGCGGTCGAAAAGAATGTGGACCCGTTTGCGTTGCTCTCGGTCATTCCTTGAATAATCACCTTCTGCGGTGTGCTTGAACTTGTCTTGCGTGAGATGATCAACCAAATCAACATCATTGGTCTTATACGCGAACTTCGTTGTGTGTCCACAAACTTCGCGCTCATGCAAAAGCAAGATCATGCGTTCCATCGCAACCATGGCGGCCGGGCCGCTCACAGCATTGTAGGTGTCATTACCTGCGTAGATTATCCTTGGTGCCCAAGTGGGATCATTCCGTTTCAACAGAATTTCCTGCTTAACTGACAAGTCCTTAGTGCCAAGGTACTTGTAGTCATATTCGTAAAAGTCGTCGTACGCTTTGGTCATGCGCTTCTTCTTCGACTCACCGAACTTGGACAACCAACGGTCGCGATCTTTTCCATTTTCGTCCCATGGGTCACCAGCGAAATACCCATCCAAAGTGGCGATGAAATTCATCGCCAATTCAAATTCGGTATCATCAATGTCGTCATCGGCTTCGAAGTTGCATCGCTTATTGAAAGCGGCTAGGAACGATTCGAAGTCGACGCCAGTGGCTACGGGCACTTCCACAGAGAACAATGGCCCCAACTGATTCTGTTCAGCAATTGGCTCATCGAACACTTTGTCGGTTTCGTTAATTCGATATGGAACATTATAATCGAAAGAACGTAC